AGTTCCTTGTGATAGAATAATGTAATTAGTTGCTGAACTTAATTTGTATTCAACTTGGTAATAATCTACAAAACTATCAGGACTTGCACCAATGGTTATGTCTAATGCAATCAAAGGTGTTTGATTATATTCAATTAAAGTATCTCCTAAAGTTAATGATGCTGGTGGTTGAACTGTATTAGGATTAGGTAAGTTAGTATCAGCAATCGTTGGTGCTTGTGCTTTAGATGTCCAAGAATAAAAGTTATCTTGATGTTCAAATAACTGCACATCAACAGTTAAGTCATCATTGATAGACATACCTAAAACTCTAAATGGTTTAGCATTAAACCCACCACTAGGATAAGTAATTGCTACAATATCTCCAATAGCTAAATCTAAAAATTCAGAGGTTAATCTTAATTGTATTTGTAATTGGTTTCTTGATCTTCGTAAGATGATCTCGCATAAATCTTCTGCTTGATAAGGACTTGTTATGTTAGGAAAATCAAAATTACCTTCTAATAAAGTATCATTATCTAATGCCTTCATGGTTGCGTGTTGATCTGCACTAGGTAAGCTAGAATCATCTGCTGGTGGAAAACTTATAGTATCTTGTTGCCAATTTTTATCAGGATTAATAAATGTTCCAATAACACGATTATATTTGTTATTTTTTCTCTCTCCTAAAACTTTAGCACCACCTACTACATGATCTGCTGTAATAGTTTTAACTGCTGTGCCTGTACTTTCAATCTTTAATTTGTATATTCCTTGAGTATAAGTAAATAATGCTCTCATAGGATTAAGTAATTTTCTAACATTATCTATAACTTTTTGTGAGGTATCTATAACAGCATTGGTATCAAACACATTTATATCTGAACCACCTGAATAAGGTGTTACTTGTGTTTCGCACTCATCAGCAGAATCTTGAAATGATTGAAAACCACTTTCAAATGCAGAATTAGGAAGTCCTTTACCATATCTCTCATTTCGCAAATAATCTAACAAACATAAAGCTGGATTAGTTGTGTAAGCAGTTGTTGTCGTTCTTGGATCATAAACTTTTTTACCTTTTAAGGTTACTCTTACTTGTGGGATTGATCCAAATATATCTTGATTCCATTTAAACCTAAAAGCAAGATAAGCAACACCTCTTAATCTATGATTAGCACCCCAGTTGGTAGATGTAGATAGTATGCTTGATGATACTTGATCATCTAATCCTAAAAATGCTTGTACCTGAATATGTGATGTTGAATCTTTATAAAAGTTAGCATCTCCTGATCCTACTTCTACAACTGTTCCATGAGATAAAGCACTAGCCCAAGTAACTAGCTTATCATCAATCCATACTTCATCTATGGATTCAATTTCTCCTTCGCAAAGCACACCAGCCATATAAAGATAGTTATTATCTGTGCCTGATGTTTCTAAAAATACTCTAGTAATACCTACTTGCCTTCTTCCATAGACAATAGGAATTTGAGCATTGTTAGATGATTTATTTATTAATACACCTTTTTCTTCTTGAGGTGTATCAAAGTCAGGAACTTTTGGTATTGGTATTAACCAAGATACAAACTTCTGAACTATATTAGTTACTGATTTTACTACCGAACCCATTATTGATGAAACTCCCTTTTAAATTTTTTACCTATTCTATAAATATCCTTGCTTGTTCTTAACCAATTTATAGATTGATTGATATTCATTCTGTCTTTAATGAAATATTTGTATATTTCTCTCATCATCTTAAATGTATTTTTAATAGATACTATTTCTATTAGCCAAAGATTATTTCCTGATTTCCATTCGGTTGCCATAATCTTGCCTGACTTCCTAAATCTTTGTTCTGTTAAATTATGTATATAAGCCCAATTAACAAATCCTACTAATTTATCTCCATCATAAAACTTCTTATATTGTCCTAAACTAATAGAAGGCATAAGGTATAATCTTAATTGATTATCTGTCATAGAATCATATTTGTTATAAGTTCTAAATAAATCTACAATCTCTTGCATTATGCTCTACCCCATTTAATATCTTGTACTGTTTGTGAAGCATAATCAAAACCAACATCTCCTGTAAAATATAATTGTTGTGAATTGGTGTTTGTTTTTCTTCCTTTAATTTTATCAAAGTCAGCCCAATGAGAAGCAACTACAATTTGTACATCTGAATTATTTAAATCTTCATCAAGATTAAAAGATTCTATTCTACCTTTAAATAAAAGAAATGGATCTGCAATAAGTGATTGGTTTGCGTCCATAAAACCTTTGTACACTTCTACCTCTCTATCCATGTAGCTAGAAGATAAAAATAAAGACACAATAGTTTGATCAGCACCAGTAAATTCTAAAGATATGTTTCCTACTTCTACTTCTGATGATTCTGAAATTTCTGATACTTTAAGAAATAAAGATGAAGCTGAATAAGTATTTCCATCATAAGTTATATCTTTGTAATGATCAGTAAATCTGTATCCTACTCCAACATTTAAATATAATAATGTTATGGGATTAAGTTTATCCGTAGCCAGTTCATTATTAACTGCCGTAGTTAATCCTCTAGCCATTATAATACCTCTATTAGATCAATTTCGTAATTAAAGTATTCTTGAGTTCCAATATCAAATTCTTGAATATCGTTAGTTAATGAAACTGTAAAATCTACATTGTCGTAAATAAGAACATTATTATCTGCTACACTTGATCGTAAAGGTGGTTCAAAAGTTAATGTGCCTTCTCCTGAGCCATCAGAGTTTAAATCTTCAACAGCCATATAAACTTTTGATTGTCCTGTGAATCTAAAATAATCTCCAGCTTTAAGTATTCCATTAGTAGAAGTAGCCATGCCATCTATTGTGGCTGTGGTAGTTCCAGCAGTTAAAGCACCATTTACTGATATAGTACCACTTGCTACACCTAAAGCATTTTTAACTGTTGGTGGAACAACTGTAAAATTTTCTAGTCTTGATCTTTGTTTCATCACAAATGCTTGGATAGGTGCAAACTCTGCTCTAGTCATAGTTGGGAATTGCAAAGTAATAGCAAATTTTTGACCATCTATTTGTCTAGCTTGTTTTCTTCCTGATGCAGTTACAGAAATAATCGTATTTTGTTGTGATCTAATGTTTGCGTTTCTAGGTGCTGGAGATGTTGGAAATGTGCCACTCATATTATATCAATGCTGGTTTGCCTTTTTGGTTTAATGCTGAATTAATGATATTTGTTATTGTTGCTCTATTGTCAATCAATAATTCTTTAACACCTTTAACATCAGTAGCTTGTACTGTAAAACTTATATTAGTTGAACCCATACCACCTAACTTTTCATTAGGTACAATCTGTCCATCAGTAGAAGGAATAAACAATTCCCTACCCCTCTCGCCCACCATGTAAGCATTTGTTCTTGAAGTTTGTCCACCATTTGCTCTATAACCTTGAACTCTACCACCTTCTGCTCTACCACCACCTTTTAAAAATCCACCTTCTGCAAAACCACCACCAAAGAATGACATGATTGCTCTAAGTGCAAATTGTTTTTGTAGTTCTCTTGTTTGCTTTTTAAGAACATTAAGTTTTTCTTCTTCTAAATCTATTTGGTTTTTAATTAAGTTAGGGAATAGTTTTTCTAATACTAAAATAAGTGTTTTAGTTAAAAAGTATTGTATTAATCCAGCTACTGCACTTACAATAGCATTTTGAACAAACAATCTAAAAGTATCTCCTAAAGACTTACCTAATACAATAGCTTCTGCAAGTCCTCTTGATAAAGGTGCAATACCATCAGCTATAGTTGTTGCTAAGATTGATCTTATGTTAGTAAATCTTTGTTCCATCTCATATAAAGATTGTTGTAATTGTCCTGTCAAAGCACCTTCAAATGTTTCGTAGTATTTTTTAGTTTCTTCACTTAACAAAGGTAAAGAAGCTTTTAATTCATCAACAGCTTTTTTTTCTTCTCTTAAAAGATAAGTTGATCTCTCTTGTGCTAATTGTTTTTCAGCTTCTGCTTGAACTAATTTAAGTAAAGCTTGTTCATATTCTTTAGTTCCTTTAATTAATCCATCTAATGCAGATGTTAAGTTTTTAGCTGGTAGGTCATTATATAAAGCATCAAGATCAACTTTATATTTAGTCTTCATTTGATACTCTAATAAAGATTTTCTTGCCCGTTCGTTGCTTCTTCTTAAACCATCAAATACTAAACCTATTCCAAGTATCTTTGTTCTTAAGCCACCAAAAGCTACAGCTAAAGAACCAACTATTAATTCTGTTTCTTTAAAATTATCTTTTAATGCACTAAGTGATCTTGAAACATTAACTACAAGACTAGCAATAGATTCCCCTACACTTGTACCAAACTTGGTAATTGATTCATCACTTTCCTCAAGTGTATTATTTAAAGCATTAAACTCAATTTTTAATTGCTCAAAGAAACCATCAGATATTGCTTTTTGAAACTTAAATAATTTATCTTGAAGCATAGATAAAGTACCTTCAAGAGTGTTTGCAAATTCTTTAGTTGCATTACCAAATCTTCCACCTTTACCAAATACTTCTCTAAATCTTTTTTGTGTTTCATCTATTGAAACAGTAGCACCAGCTTTAAATCCTAATAAAGCATTAACACCTCGTTCTCTAAAAACATCTGCGGAAGCTATACCACCTGAAAATGCTCTTTGTATTTGTTCAGCAGTTTGTTGAAAATCTAATCCTGTAACTGAAGCAACATTACCTGTGATCTCTAATATTTCA